GCTGTGAAGTAGTAGCAACGATGTGCATACTGAGAGAAGTATTCAACAGCAGGGAAGAAGTTTCTCTGTACTGAGTTGTGTGCTTCATCAAAGTAAATTGTATCAACATTGATACCACTCTCTTGTATTCTGTGAAGTGAATGATATGTTGTAAATATAATCTTACGACTATTGCAACTCTCAACAAATCCCTGTATTTCAAGTGGATTAGTGGTGCTGAATATACCATTGATCTTACCACTATGAACGTGCATTACAGGTACATAGTATTCTTTCTCAATTATCTCCATAAACTCTCTACCCAACTGCTCTGCAAGAAGTATTCTTGGTGCAACTACAACCATAGTCTTCCAACCATTCTCTCTGAACTCACGCAAGACATCGTATATCATACACATAGTCTTACCACCACCAGTAGGCACAATGACCTGTCCTAAGTCATTGTCTGCCATTGCCTGTAGTGCTTTTTCTTGATGGGGTCTGAGTTGCATAATTTCCTTTCGATGTACTTAGTATAACACAAGGTTTACCCCTGTGGGGTAACTTGTGACAGTTATATAATTGACTAATCTCTAATTCTTAATTTTTCTTTCGTTTCACTATATGCTTTCACAACTAATGATTTACCACCTACATTCGGAGCACCCATATTCGATACATAATCTTTCCAATCAATCTGCTCAAAGATATTGCGAACATAATCTTTCTTTGATTTAAACAAATAATGTGTTGTTGTTTCTGGTGTAACCACATCCATATCACAAACTCCTATCTTTCCCCAATACTTAAGTGCAAAATCCCAATACTCTTGATTCTTAATTTGTTCTCTTACTTCTGGTAATCTTGGAACATTATCACAAGTTAGGAACATTTCAAAGTCTTGATGTTTTGTCGGTGGTCTTTCTCGTATTCTAATATCTTTATATCCCTTTGATCTCGACCATACTTGCATACAGCAGGGAACATCATATGGTTCTCCTTTGAATACAAAACTATTTTTAGGAAGCAACTCACTGTGATATAATGAAAAAGATTTATCTAGTTGAAACTGAACTTTCCAAGATGTTGACCACTTTGCGGGTACAATAAATGCAATCAACTCACTAAATGTTGCTGCGTGATTGAAAAAACCTTTCGCTAGTGGATTCATATAACCTGTACCAAATGGGGGATTGGTAACTGTTGCGATTCTAATATTATTGGTTAGGGGATGGTATGGTGAATTATACTCGAAGAAATCTTGTTTGATAATATTATCTGCTTCTGGTTCTATATCCATCCCTATCGAATTAGATGGTAGGTATTGTAAAATATTTCCACACCCTGCTGATGGTTCTATTACAAGATCAAAAGCATCAAGTGGATAGTATTGATTAACAATATCCACAAACATTTTCGCTATGTCAGGGTGAGTATAAAACTTATCTAGATCCTTTTCCTTTGCCATAAAATGCTTGCATTAACCATATACTAGCATAAATTTATCTCGTTTGCAAGTTTGGTCTTTAAATAAACTAGTATATCTCGAACAACCATAACAAAGTTATGTATATTTTTTTAAACTTTGACAAATTAGATATATATGATATAATAATTTTATTATGACAAAAACACAAGAACTAGAACTGAATCTTTATTGCGAACCATTCCCATATATGGTTATCAATAATTTTTACAATCAAGAAGAACTAGAATTGATTTGGGAAGAACTAAAATATTATACAAAACCCAATAAATTATTAACAGCAGAAAATTATGGTGGTGTTGTTGGATTTACAAATGCAAAAGCTATATGTTTAGATGATGTATATGTCGATGTAGGTGATAAAACTCTTAGAAACTTATCAAATATACTAACTGTAAATAGAAAATTATTTTATAGTGGTGTGCTAGACAAATATGCAGAGGTTCATGGATGCACAAGTATAGCAAATCAATCTAATCATGATATTACAAAAGTTAGGTACTATCATAATGATGAATATTATGATCCTCATACTGATAAGTCAGTTCAATTCTTAGGTTTCTCATATTTTTATAAAGAACCTAAAAAATTTGAGGGTGGTGATTTAGAGTTCCCTCAACACGATTTGGTATTACCTTGTGTAAATAATTCGATGATTGTATTTCCTGGTTGGGTTGAACATGGTGTCAGGAAAGTTAAAATATCAAACTCAGATTATTTTGATGGTTGGGGTAGATATGCCATCACCTCTTTCTTTGGATATAGACATAAAGCTAAAAATTAGTAAGTAACATATCTGTATCCACCATTTCCTCCAGAACCTATATTAGAACTTTGAGTTTCCTCAACCCAAGATGAACCACCACCGTAAAGGTAACTATAAGGATATGATCCACCACCACCACTAGTTCCATTACCACCACCACTTGGTGAAGTACCTCCGTTTCCACCCTCTCCCATAAGTTTATAGGCATCTACGTCATTACTCTCATCAACATCTGTAACTACTCTTGCTCCTGCTCCTCCTGTTCCACCTAGAGCTGTTAATGAATGATTACCTGAACCTGATGTTGTAATCAAACCCTGAGTAAAACTTTGATAAGAGTTTGTTTCACTTGATGCCAATTTTATTCTATTAGTGCCAAAGGGAATAATATAGTATATGGTATTATTAGAAAGTCCACCGATACTACTACCACTAATATTATTATATCTAACTCTCTGTCCTCGCTGGAACCCATGACTATTAATTGTTATGTATCTGTCATTACCACCAGTAACATTACTTGATGAGAATGTTTTAGTTACATCTGGACTTCCAACATTTCCAGTAGCAGCATCGTAGTTGAAACTGTGACCTTCAGGTACATTATCAAAATTACCTACAGTAGCACCTCCCGCACCACCTGTGCCAGTAGGTATTCCAGCACCTCCACCGCCACCGCCACCATATGCTCTTACTTGAGGTTCGTCATCACTTTCGGGGATACCAGTAATTCCAATTCCTCCACCACCTCCTCCACCGCCACCACGAATTCTACTTTCACCAGAGATAGACATACCACTATGAATTTTTAATGCACTTGTACCTTCTCCACCATTTGTTGCGTTTAATACAGCATTACCACCATATCCACCATTTCCTCCATTACCACCTTTACCTACAACTGAACCTTGACTTCCAACCACAACACTTAATTCTGTACTGGTTGGCCATCCATGTTGACTATTATTATTATTGTATCTACCTACCGCAAGTGCAAAATGATTTCGACTACTCGCACCTGATGATGAAAATTGTTTGTTTATATTAATGATAACTGTTTTTCCACCTTGCCAAGCTGATTTAGGCACACTAGTTCTAAAACCACCAACCACATCAAAATTACCAGTGGCAAATCTATTTTGATAGGCATCTTGATTATAATTGGTGCTACCAAATGAGTGACAGTCAACGATTATATTTGCTTCCTTTCCACGAAAATCACTGAAACTAATTTCACCTGTTTGAGGAATACCTGTATCTAGGGGAAGATTAGTTAATGAACCTATATTTTGTGAAACTCGATAAGCACCTATATTTTTACCAGATGGTTGTCCGAACTCTGCTGTAATATCACTGAATTTAAGTTCTCCTGTAGATTGTAAAGTCATACTATGAGTAAGTTATGAATCTAGAACCACCTAACCCTCCAGTACCACTTTCACCATCCCTACTATCAGGATCTCCACTACCAGGAAAACTAAAAAATTCCTCAACCCAAGATGGACCTGTGCGATTTGCTCCATTACCTCCATTTTGCCCTGCATCGCCTCCATCACCACCTTTTCCCATAGTTGCAATTGAACCAGGTTGTGGGGATCCACTTTCATCAGTAGCTGTCACTTGTGCTGCTCCTAAACCGCCTGATCCTCCCTCTGTATTGTCAGAGTCATTTCCTGTTGCACCGTTTCTAGCACTTGGATGTACTCCATTAACAAGTCCTGATACACCAGGAATATTACCTACATTATTCCCAGATATTCCACCTTCTCCACCAGGTAAACCTGCACCACCGCCACCACCACCACCAAAGCATGTGGCTTGAGGTTCATCATCACTTTCAGGAATACCAGTAAGTCCTATTCCTCCTCCTCCACCACCACCGCCAGGTATAATTTTACCTGTAACAAAACTTTCTTCGCTGTCGAATATCTCACCTTCATTATCAATTCCAGTAATACTCATACCAGAATGAATTTTCATTCCACTTGAACCATTTCCTCCATTACCTGGTTGTAGGATTGAATTACCTTGATACCCACCTCTACCACCATTACCACCTTTACCAGCAATAACAGCTTCTGTACCGATAACTACACTTAAAACAGTATCTTGTGGCCACGAAGTGTTTTCATTATTATTAGTAGTAGTATCAATAGTACCAACCATTAGTGCAACGTCATCATCATCAACTGCATTAAAGGATGAAAATGTTTTATTCACATGAATTATGACTTTTTTACCACCTCTCCAATCACTTTTAGGTAAACTAGTTTTAAAACCTCCAACGACATCAAATTTATTTGTAAAGAATCTGTCAGTGCAAGCGTCATGATTACAATTTTGACTGCCTGTTGTATAGCAATCGACAATTACATTTGCTTGCTTACTATAAAAATTGTCAAATGAAATTTGACTAGAACCAATAGCAACAGATTGTGGTATACCAGCATCTAATGGTTGATTAATTAATTTACCAAAACTTTGACTGACACGATAATTACCTAATGATCTCTTGCCTGGATTGATGCCACTTGAATTAATTCCAAATTCTTCTTCAATCTGAGAGAATCTAATAGGATTTGTACTACTACCTGTTGTTTTTGATTGAAGAACCATTAACCTGTAACCTCAACACTTGTAATTGTTTCCCAATTAGTACCATTATAAACTTGAAGTTTATTTAAATTAGTATTGTATATCATCGCACCTGATACAAGACCCGTTAAACTTGCAGTTTGTGCTGCACCAACTTTTGGTGGTATCATAAATCTCTTTCCAATATCACCAGCGTCAGCAAAATCAACAGCAGATTTAAGAACAGTTGCACCTATTGCAACAGCGTTAATAGATGCATTTGCTTGTGATGCGTTGATAGTTACATTGGTCAAGTTTGTTGTAGTCTTAATTCCAACACCTAAATCATTTACAAATACGGTATCGTTACCTGATCCAATTGTTGTGATACCAGTGACTTTTAAATTTTTAAAAGTAGAGACACCAGATGTTACGTTTGCATTACCAGTAAGTGTTCCATTTAAATTTCCATTTAAATTATTAGCAGTTAAATTCCCAGTGATTATAGCACCACCAATGACATGTAATTCCTCAGATGGTGTAGTGATACCAATACCAAGTGAACCTCCTATACCTGTTAGGGTCATTATTGTATTGTTTAAACCCTTATGCCAATGAAAATCACCAGCGATAGCACCAGAATTATTCGCACTTATATTATAATTAAAGTTACCTGTACCATAATTAAGAATATCAAGTGATTGTGCTGAACTATAAGGTGCTCCCCCTGATACTAGACCATATCTAAATTCTGCATTATTTGTATTTGCAGTCGCTGGTTCTCTACCAACTGTAATTCCTGCAGTCCCCGTATCACTTGTGACTTGAATTTCGGTGTTACCACTCTTTCTTACCTGAATATCATTTGCAGGAGCATTAGTTCCTACACCAATTAAGGGTGAATTAAGTTCTGTAGCAGTTGCAACACCTGTAATTACAACTCCCGTATCAGTGGTTGCAATACGTTGTGAATTATTATGATATACAATTGACCCAGTTTCAGCACCTTTAAAGTAGAATGATGAATGGTTTTGATTCATCAACTCCACTTCTCTAGCAGAGATAGTTAAATCAGCATTATTTGCTGCTGAAATAAAATTGTTATCAGTAGCACTAAAATGATAAATCTGTAAATCAATATCATCTCCAAACTTAAGTCTCTTATCATTTGCAAATCTTGCTTCATTAAATGTGGAGACACCAGCAATATTAACATTGTCTAATTCTGTATGACCATCTACATCAATATCAGCATTAACATCAATATTACCTGCGAATGTAGTTACACCAGCGACACTCACATTATCTAAATTTGTATGTCCATCTACATCTAAATCATTTCCAAGTGCAACATTACCGCTAGTATCTTTATTAACTAATTCAATCCATGCTCCTCCATGAGCATAGTATCCTCTACCTGTAGAATGAACATGAGCAAATGCTCCATGATATGTAACAGGGGATGGTAAATCACTAAAATTAGAATAGAAGAAAGGAATAACATTACTTACCGCTGCACCAACAATGCGACCCGTAGCATTGATACCAGCAAACGTGGAAATTCCAGCAGAATTAACAAGACCAGTAAGATTACCTGTGACATTACCAGTTGTATCACCAGTGAGATTACCAACAAATGTAGTTGCAGATACGATGCCTGATGCTTTTATATTACCATCTGAACTTATACCAACACCACTAGCTCCAGAATTAACATCATTACCAACTTGAAAATTAAATTGAGGATTTGTAGTGCCGATTCCAACGCTTGGTATTATAAAAATATTTGTGTTACCACCACCAACAGTAGTAAGTTGTGAAGTGGGAAGATTTTGAAGATATTGTCCATCACCATAGTATGTAACAATACCAGTGGCATCCATTGATGGATTAGTTATTATCCCACTACTTATACTTACACCAGCACCTATGATTTCTGTTGGATTAAAGGTTGTTGCTGTCAATAAACCTATATTAGCTTCAACTGAACTTGTTACACCTGAAACGACTACATTACCAATGACATCAAGAGCTTCAGTAGGAATAGTTTTACCTATTGCAACCAAACCAGTAGAGGTAACTAACAGATTATCATCGTCAACCTGTACCCCATTCCTAAAATTAAAACTTTTTTTAATATTCGCCATCAGTATTTTTTTTAGTTATTTATTTGTTTTCAAGAGCTGTAACTTTAGCAGATAATTCCTTGACTGCTTCAATTAAAATAGGAATAAGTTTTTCATATCTAACTGCCTTTGTGCCATCATCTCTTGTTTTATTGATACC